TGACGGACCTTCAAGTTCGGTTGGTGATTCCTTCACTGATGGTATTTTCCGCTTTAATGCGGGTCATCAGTTAACCAATACTACAGGCATATAAAGGAGAACTAGCATGGCTATTTCAAGAGCGCAGATGCTGAAAGAACTCCTGCCAGGGCTTAATGCCTTGTTTGGTTTGGAGTATGAGAAGTATGAAGACGAACATGCTGTTATTTATGATACAGCCTCATCAGAGCGTTCGTTTGAAGAAGAAGTGAAACTAAGTGGGTTTGGTGCAGCACCTGTGAAGGACGAAGGAAATGCAATTTCCTACGATTCAGCGCAGGAGGCTTATACCGCTAGGTACAACCATGAAACGATTGGCATGGGATTTGCGATTACAGAAGAAGCGATGGAGGATAACCTCTATGACTCGCTTTCTGCTCGTTATACCAAAGCCCTAGCTCGTGCAATGGCTTATACCAAGCAGGTAAAAGCAGCGAATCCGCTAAACAATGGTTTCACCAATTCTTACCAGACAGGTGACGGGGTTAACCTCTTTACTGCATCTGGTGATGGTGTTACTGGCGGTGGTGGTCATCCGAGAGTGGATGGCGGCACGAACGATAATCGTCCTGCGACAGCGGCAGATTTGAATGAAACCTCATTGGAAGCAGCAATCGTTACAATTGCGGCTCTAACCGATGAGCGTGGCCTTCTAATCGCAGCTCGACCAAGGCGTTTGTTGGTTCCGCCTGCTGGAATGTTTATTGCTACACGGCTTCTTGAGTCAGATCAAAGAGTCGGTACGGCGGATAACGACATCAATGCTGTACGCAGCATGGGTATTGTTCCAGAAGGATACTCAGTCAATCATTATTTGACTGACTCAGATGCCTTTTACATCATTACTGATGTGCCAAATGGCTTGAGACACTTCGAGCGTACTGCTTTAGAAACTTCAATGGACGGTGATTTCGATACTGGCAATGTGAGATACAAGGCCAGAGAACGGTACTCTTTCGGGGTATCTGATCCACTTGGAATTTACGGTTCACCAGGGGCGTAAGTAGAAAACGGAAGGAAGGCGGCTTATTAATACATTGGTAAGTCGCTTTCTTTTTTCCTGACAGGCATATAATGTGTCTGACACTAGCCACGACAGGAGAAAGATATGGCTAATACAACTTTTAATGGAACAGTTCGGTCTGAAAATGGCTTCAAAACCATTGATAAAGCCTCCGGTACAGGAGCAATTACTGATGGTTTGGTAATTAATGCAGATGGTAATATTTATAACGATGCTGGTGGACATATTCAATATGCCGCAGCAACAGGTTATGGCCCCGCTGATTTAATCGTAGGTAAAGGCGGTAGCCAATACGGTACGGTTGATCCTTATGCGGAAAGCTCTACGCAGCTATTTCCACTAGGTAGCCGATTGCTTTATGGCAATACTGTTTATCGTTACGGTAAAATGGGAGCTGCTGCAGTAACAGCAGGTAAATGCGTAACTCACGCAGCTTCAATCGCACATCACTTTGATCTAACACCAACAGCAGGTGTAGCAGCAGGTGAAACAGCAATTTCAGTTGAGACTGCGGGTACGGACATCACGCTAAATCAATACGCAAATGGATATTTGTATGTTAATGATGCAGCGGGTGAAGGGCAGATGCTTAGAATTAAATCTAACCCAGCTCACGATCACTCAGCAGACCCATCAATCGTAATTACTTGCTACGATGATTTAGCAACGGCTATCACCACATCTTCAAGAATTACACTTATTCCTGATCCACGCAGCGCTCAGATTGTTCAGGCTGCTACAACAACAGGCGCTACACTGGGTGTAACAGTAGTCGATATGGCTGCCAGTGCTTACGGTTGGTTCTCAGTTTCAGGACCAGCTACAGTATTGACTTCAGGCACACTGGTTGTCGGTAACCACGCAGTACCACTAGGTGCCGCAGGTGCAGTTGGACCAGCCGCTGGAGATGTTATCCAGGTTATCGGTACGGTTATGATTGTTAACGTAACGACTGACTACTCCCTGATTAACCTTACTGGAATAATCTAGGGGTAAAGATATGGGTCACACTTTTGTTAATTTAAAAACTGTACAGATAACTGCTGATACAGTAGCTTTAGATGCAGATGGCATATCAGTAGCCGCAGCCGTTGGAAATAACGCAGCCCTCGTAATAGGGGGCGCGTTAGCTTCTGGCGGTGCTGTTGCACTCTCGCACGGAAGGATCGTTACGATTCTTTCGGCGGGTAATGATGCTGCTAAGTCTTTTACTGTGACGGGTACGGATATTAACGGTGACGCTCAAACTGAGTCGATTACTGGCGCTAATGCAGGAACCGCTACTGGGAGCAAATACTTTCTAACTATTTCAGGTATTTCAGCAGTTGGTAATCCCGCAGGTAATGTTTCTGCTGGAGTTAATGGTTCCGCAGCAGACGTAATAACTGTCAGCGCAGCAAAATTAAAAGGTGTTAGTTACACAAGCACAGCAACAGCAGGCCTTTTAGATTTTCTAACAACTTCACCTAGCGGAACAAGTGTTATGAAACTAGGCTCAGTTGCTTCAGCTACCGCTACTAGAGATGTTACGATACCCGAGGAAGGGGCCTCTTTCAGTTCTGGTATTTACCTTCAATACACTGTGTCAACATTTTTAACAATGACTGTACACCATGCGTAGTGATGGCAACTTCAGGTACTAAAACATTTCAGTTAACCATAGCTGACACTATAGAAGAGGCCTATGAGTTAGCAGGGTTAGAACTTAGAACAGGATATGATGCAGAAACGGCTAGAAGATCTCTAAACATTATGTTTGCAGATTGGTCTAATCGAGGAATTAACCTTTGGACGATAGAACAAGAAACGACTAATCTAACGTCCGGAACAAGTAGTTATACTTTAAACTCCTATGATTTAGATATTGTTTCTGCAATCATACGTCAAATTGATTCTGCTTCCAACACTACAGACCTACAATTGACACGGATAGGTAGATCTGAATATTTAAATATACCGGATAAATCTTCTACAGGAAGACCTACCCAATATTTCGTAGATAGACAAACTACCCCAGTTGTTAAACTATGGCCAACACCGGATAGCACACATACCTATAGGTTGGTAGCTAACACTATCCAACGTATAGATGATGTAACTGCCTCGGCACAAGATCCAGAAGTACCCTCGAGGTTTATGCCTTGCATGGCTAGTGGGTTAGCTTATTACATAGCTTTGAAGAAAAACCCGGAAAAAGCTGCTATGTTGAAACAACAATATGAACAAGATTTTAAACTAGCTTCTGATGAAGATCGTAATAGGGCTTCTTTGCATCTTGTTCCGAGTAGAAGTTATATTTAATGGCGTATGCATTAGGTAAATATTCTCAGGCAGAGTGTGATAGATGTGGTTTTGTCTATGAATACCTAGACATGAAAATGGAATGGAATGGTCTAAAGGTTTGCTTTCAATGTTATGAACCTAAACACCCCCAACTTGATCCAGTTAGAGTCCCCGTTGATCCAGAAGCGTTGAGACAACCAAGATCAACAGAACCCGCCCCAACAACAGGTTACGGTATAGTTAGGTCAGGCAATACTAAAAACGTAGACGGGGTTAGCGCAGTTTCTATGAATATTGCTCATAACGATGCTATAGGCTCTAGTTTTTATATGGACGAAGTTACAGGAAGTTTAGGTACTGTAACAATAACTACAGGATAATAAAATGAGTTGGACCTACACTTCATTAAAAACTGCAATTCAAGACTACGCTGAATCTACAGAAACTTCTTTTACTAATCACCTAGACGATTTTATTAAATCTACTGAAGAACGCATTTTAAAAGCCGTTCAGTTAGACGACTTTATTAAAAATGTAACAGGAACAGCTACGTCTGGTTCTCCATACTTAGGATCACCTACTGATTTTTTATCACCGTTTAGTTTAGCGGTGATAGACAGTGAGTCAAACTATAACTACCTTAAATTAAAGCATCCAAGTTTTATCCGAGATTTTACGCCTGCCCCTAGCACAACAGGAGAACCAAAGTATTACGCAGAATTTGACGAAAATACTTTTATACTAGCTCCTACGCCTAACACAACGTACACTTTTGAGCTACACTACTTTTATAGACCGTCTTCTCTTACTTCAGCAGGGGATTCTGGTACAACTTGGTTATCCGAAAACGCACCAAACGCAATGTTGTACGGTAGCTTATCAGAAGCCATGATATATTTAAAAAGCTATGAATCAGCACCAATCTACGAACAAAGATTTCAAGAAGCATTAGCCTTAATGAAAAATCTTGGGGAAGGAAAATCTACCCGAGATCAATATCGATATGACCAAGTACGAAGAACACCAGAAGCGTGAGAATAAAAAAACTTGAAGGGGCGAATATCGCTATTGTCGCTATGGGAGAAAGTCAACTAGACTTTCATTTATCGATAGCACACAGTAATAATTTTGATGAAGTTTGGGCAATTAATGCTATGGCAGGAATTGTCAGAGAAGTAGATAGAACATTTATGTTAGATCCTGCCAGTAGATTTTTTGATTCAGACGCAGCAGGAAGCCAAACAGAGTTAATGAAAAAAATATTAAAAACTCATCCGGGCCCAATCTATACATGTGAATTGGATGATCGTTGTACTAATTTAGTAGAGTTTCCGCTTTTAGAAATCATAAAAGAAACAGGGTCTTCTTATCTAAATAACACAGTTTGTTTTGCTATTGCTTTTGCTCTGTATAATAAAGTTAGCAGGATTAATATGTTTGGAGTTGATTTTACCTATAAAGGTAATCTGCACTTTGCTGAAGCAGGTAGAGCCTGTGTAGAATTTTGGTTATCAAAGTGTATATCAGCGGGGATAGTTGTCAGTGTTGCCCCTAGATCTGGTCTACTAGATACAGATGTACCTATCCAAGATAAAATTTATGGTTATCACCGTTTAGAAAACCCACCTTTAGTTTTAATTGATCCTAAAACTGAAAACTTCTATAAGATTGGTTTTAAAGAATACACTGAAGTTGTGAAAAAAGAACATAGAAAAAATGCAGAATTATTTCCTATTTTAAATACTCCCCCAGAAGCGAAAAGATATTAAAATGTCGAGTTGGTTAGAATGATAGAGGTAAACACGGTTGGCGGTTTAGGCAACATAATAGTAGACACTCAATCACACAGAGGACACCCTCCCGAGTATTGGGCAGAGCGGTGCACCCAAAGAATATGTAGCATTTCTGAAACCGCCGAACCACACATTAAACAACAAGCAGAAGCTTTTCGTCTTGCTATTTACTCTGCAATACTGTATTATATCAAGCAAAGCATTAATAGTGAAAGATGCACTATGCAAAA